CTCGTAGCGGGAGCCGAGCACCTCCAGGGTGTCGGGATCGGCGTCGTAGCCGGCCACGCGAGCAGCAAGGGGGGCAGCTTGGGATGCAAGCGCCTCGGCTTTGACGGCGCGGGCCTCAAAATCCTTGCGCTGTTCGGTCAGTTTTTGCACGCGCTCATCGAACGAGGTCTTGGATACGGCGCCTTCGATGTCTTTTGTGCAGTGGGGGCAGGAGAAAGCCATTGGTTAGTCCTCGGTTTCTGTATCAGTGGGGGTTTCAGGGTCCATTTTCTCGGCGGGTTCCTCCGCCGTCGGCTCATCATCTTCTAACATATCGTTTTCTGCTTTGTTCCGCTCGATAGCAGCCACCGCCTCGGCTCGGGTCAGGCCAGGGTGGTCCCGCAGGTACACGTCAACGATGGAGCAGGTATGGTGAGCCAGATCCCAGTCGTCCTGCTCGCGTCCGGCCTTTGCTTCGTCAGGTCCGAGCGGAATAATCCGGTACTCGATAGACCATCCGACCTCGGGGTAGTCACCGAGCCCGGCCAGCCGGAGGAGCGCGGCAGCCTTCGCGGTTGCCTCCAGGTCGCGACGGCGGAAAAACGGGGCCACCTGCTGCGCGCGCTCGCGTTTGGCGGTCCGGGTGAGCAGCAGCGCCCCGGCTGACTGCGGGTTGCTTGCGCTCGCCTGCTGCATATCGTCGGCGGACAGGCCCATGCGCGCAAACTGACCGGAGCCATAGATAACGACGCTCTGTTGTAGCGCCTGAAGGTTTGCGCCGTTGGAAAGCTGGTGAATGCTGCCCTGTGCTTCGGGGCTGGTCGTGTGGGTGAACAGCATCATCCCCGGTACCGTGGGCATACTCTGCACCGTGCCGCTCCCGGCCGGGCCGTAGTCGCCGACACCCTGCACGGAGGCGGATGGCTGCATCAGATTGATGGCCACGGCGGGCGGCAGCGCGCTCGCGTACATCGCCCGCAGCATGTAGGTGTTGGCGGTAATGCTGTTCAGCGCGCCACGGGTAGCACCTCTCCGGCTATTGCTGTGCCAAAGCTGCCCATCGTCCATGTCGGCATAGAACACAAACGGAATAAACGGGGTTCCGTTGGCATAGCGGTAGGGATAGGCGTCGCCGGTGAGCCCCTCGGCGGGCGCGTATTCGCCTGTGGCGGTCTGAATGTGCAGGTTCGACACCATCATATCGCCGTTGGTCGTGGGGCGCATGATGTAGTACCGAAGCACCGGCCCGAGTTCCCAAACGTCCCAATGCCAGGCGCATTCGTCGCCGTTCATGCCGGTTTTCCGCCACGTCAGGTAACGCAGCTCCAGAAGGCGGCTCGCGTCGTGCGGGTCGGTGCGCGTCCAGACCATCCAGGGCCATGCGTTCTGGACCACCAGCGACCCGGCTACCACATCCAGCTTGAGCACCCAATCGCCCACTCCCGCGACCATCTTGTGGACGTACTGCATCCGTGTCCAGTAGCCCGCGCCCTCCAGAGCAGCGGGCAGGCCCTCATGGCCACCGGGATGCGCAAGCATGGGCGCCCCGATGCCGTACAGCCCTGGCGTGGACGACTGCGTAGCCGCCAAGAGCAGGGTGTTGGCGCTCAAATCCGGCTCGCCAAGGGCAGCAGCGCCCGCGCCAACCTGCGCTGCCATCCATTCAATAAGATGATGAGCGAGTCGTTGACGCCGTAGTTTTCGGTGAGAATACCCCATCGCCGCCCCTGCATATCGGCCCGCTGGCTGGATTCGGAGTCTGGCATAGCTGGCATTGAAAGCATGTTCACCTCGTTTGGCGCGTTGTGACGGTCGCCGATAGCCGCGTGCGGCCAGATAGGCAGGTTTCCATCCCGTAACGCGCGGCGTCCAGAATGTCCTTCAGCCCGCTACGCTTATCTCCGTTCCACCGCTCGCACGCCTTGATAAAGTTGGTGCAACGCGGATGAACGAGGAACGTCTTGGACGCAAAGAGCGCGTTGAGCTGGCGGAATCCGCTTGTAAGAGTACCGGCCGACTTATACGGCACCTCGATACGCGGGAAGCGGTCGGCGTTGATGCGCAACTCCTCGGCGATGTACCGGCGCAGGGCTGCGTTATCCTTCCGTGCGTCGCCTCGGGTCGCAGCGGCGGACCGGTCGCCGATCCAGAAGTCGATGGCATCCCAGGTTATGCCGTTCCTTCGCAACATTTCCAGGATGTTAGCCGCGTCCTGCTGTGAGCTTGTAGCCACGTCGCCGCCCGCCACCTCATCCAGCAGCCAGAAGCGAGCGGTCGCAGCGTGGTAGGCCAGAAGTGCCGCCGCCTGCTTGCCGGGGCGGATCCCGTGGTCCAGGGAAAGCATCCCGATGCAGCCCGCCGGGATGGGGGTGTCCGATATGCAAGCGGTCGTCCAGGCCGATAGCCACCGGTCCGTGGTCGCGCCGTCCCATGCGGCTCCAAAGCGTAGCGGGCGCTCGGATTCGGGTGTCTCGCCGATGGCCTTCAGAATGGACTTCCGGCTGATAAACGGAGGCGTGCCGTCCAGCGGGCGGAAGGCGTCGCGGTCTGGCACCCACTTTCCGCCCTCCTCGCGAGCCGATGGGGTGGCCATCGAACGGACGACGCCCGCCTCCACCTTGGCCTTGAGCCATTCCTGCGGGGGGCTGTCGGGCGTGATGGTCATGGTGATCCAGATTTGCCCGCTCTTGCGCAGCATTCGGAGCACCACCTCACCCCAGAGGTCTTCCGGGGGCGGCTCGTCCAGCATCAGCACATCCAGGGTGGACCCGGCGATGTTGCCGGAACCCTGCTTGTAGGTGGCGAACCGGACGAGCGAGCCCGCGCCCTGACCGCTGGTAAAGACCAGCCGGGGAGGCTTGCCCCGGAAGCCGAAGCCGGGGCCGAAGCGTGCTTCGGGGCATTCTATCGCCTCTTCTCCGCCGTGAGGCTTGGCGCGCTTGGGCAGTAGTTCCCAAATCTTCGCCATCAGCGGCACGATCTGCTCTTTGGAGATCGAGACGATGCAGATTTGCACCGGGCCTGGCCTGCGAAGCGCGTAGGGGCCTGTGCGTCGGATGTAGTGCAGGAGTTTGGCGGCTTGGGCGTAAGACTTGCCGATCTGGTTGGCACCGAGCCACAGCAGCGGGCGGCCATCGGCTTCAGGGTCGGCAGGCGAGCCCATGTCCACCCAGGCCGTTTGCGGGCCGGTGAGCGACGTGCCCGACAGCGGATCGGCTGCGAAGGCGGCGGCGATGGCGGAGCCTGCGCTAATCAGCTTCCTCCTCCTCGTTCATCCAGTGGGGGAATCGGGCGCGAATATCCTGCATGATTTGATGCTGCACTCCGGCGGGAGCGCCTTCGACCATCGCGCGAAGTTGGGCGGTTGCTTCGGCCGGAGACAGGGTTTGCACCTGCTCTCCGCTCTCTTTTTCCAGGGCCTTGGCGGCTACAAGGTCGCGCTCCGCTTCTGTGACTCTTAGCAGCGCGGCGACAGAATCGCGCATGTTATCCTTGACACGACACTGCTTATATACGCTCTTTGCCTCGCGCAAAAGACGCTTTGCCGTGTTTACGGATAGTGTTTCGCG